TTCCCTGGCAAGTTTACTTATAGCAGAACTCCTTACCTGCGCGAGATAGTGGACACGCTAAGCAGTGACCATCCAGCTCGTATCGTTGCGGTGATGAAGGGCGCCCAGGTTGGATTCTCTACAGGAGTTATTGAGGCTTCCATCGGGTATATTATCTCCGAGGATCCTGGCAATATATTATTCCTCACGGGCCACAGCGACCTTGCGGAGGAAGCGATGAACGGTAAGATTGATCAGTTGATTGATTCCACTGGCCTGCGCCCTATGATAAAGCCCAACGTGCTGCGGGCAAAGAATATGCGCACAGGAGATACGAATAAAAGTAAGGAATTTCCAGGAGGGAGTTTAGTCGCTGGAAGCGCAGGAAACCATAAGCTCCTGCGCCAACGATCGGTGCGATATGGATTCATTGATGACTTCGATGCGGCGCGAAATAGCACCAAGGAGAGTGGAAACACCACCCTTATGATTGAGCAGCGTTTTGCGGCCTATGCTAACAAGATGAAGTTGTATTATATATCCACTCCAGAGCTAAAGCAAACCTCCAACATCGAGCCTGTTTACCTACTTGGTGACCAGCGAAAATACCATGTACCTTGTCCTTGCTGCGGGGAGTTTATTCCATTGGAGTGGCAGGTAGATCTGGAAGGGAACGATAAGGATAAAGCGGGCATAACCTGGAAGACCGACAGCTCCAATAATCTTATAGAAGAATCGGTCGGTTATATTTGCCAGAAGTGCGGCGGTTTCTTTACCGATAAACACAAGCACGAGCAGAATCTTTCTGGCGTCTGGAAGCCCACCGCCACGCCTTCGGAGCAGGGATATTACTCCTATCACCTTAGCAGCCTTTATGCGCCTGCAGGGATGTACGATTGGAAGCACTATGTAAGAATGTTTTTGAAGGCGAACCCTGCTGGAGAAAAGCAAAATGAAAAGGCGATGCAGACCTTCACTAACTTGTGCCTGGGCCAAACGTACATGCAAGCTGGCGAGAGTCCCAAGGCAAACGAACTGCAGAAGAATATCCGTCCTTATGAGGTAGGTACCATCCCAGAAAAGTTATCTATGAAGGACGGCAACGGAGTTATTGTTTTGCTTACCTGCGCGTGTGACTTAAACGGAACCGAGGACGATGCCCGCCTCGATTACGAGATTGTCGGGTGGAGTTCCACTGGATCAAGCTACAGTATAAGCCATGGAAGCATAGGAACATTTATTCCCAGAGAGAATTCTATGCGAGTAAAATTAGACAGGGAGCGCTGGAGCTACAATCATGCCAAGCCCAACAGCGTGTGGAAATCATTAGACACAATATTGGGCAGCTCATTTTTGACAGATACAGGCCGCAAGATGAAGATATTCTTTGCTGGTATTGATACGGGCCATTATACTTTGCAGGCTTATGAGTACATCGACAAAACTAATTTTTTTGTGGTGGGATTGAAAGGAAAGGATATCGATAAATATATCAAATATGGGGTGGATATAAAGACCTTTAAGCCTGCCGTGGAGCGGCCTAAGCTCTACCTGGTGCAAGTAAATATGCTCAAGGATGAATTGGCCAGCCTAATAAAGTTGAAGTACGACGAAGGCAACGACGAGGCCCAGCCCGCAGGATTCTGTAACTTCCCAACGCCATCGGGTGGCCAGTATCTATTTAAAAATTACTTTGCGCACTATGAAGCCGAGCACCGCGTTGTTGAAAGTAAGGAAGGCGAAGCGATCGCAGCGCGCTGGGTAAAGCGGAGCAGTATTGTACAGAACCACATGTTCGACGTTCGAATATACAATATGGTCCTGCGTGATATCCTGGTATATATGGTGGCAAAGGAGTTAAAAGCTAAGAACTTTGACTGGGCAGATTACGTGGCCCAAGTATTAAAATAAATTTATCGAGGAATTTAAAAATAAATTATTATGCCATATTGTAAACATTGCAAAGAGTACGTTTCATAAAGTGCAACAACTCACAATTGCCGAAAGTTAGGATTATTAGATGTGAAAGAGGATGATTCTTTTATAGTATCAACAATTATTGGAGCGGTCACAGATTCAGCACTGCTTGGAGGATTATTAGGAGGCGATTTACTGGGTGGAATACTCGGTGATTCACTTGATGGTGATTTGTTTGATTAATACTTGCGCAGTTAGGCATTAAATATATTTTCCAGGCCAAAAATATCAGGCACAACGGTGATATTTCGGTTCCAATTGCGTACAAAGAAGCCTTCTGGATTCGATTCCAATAGAGTATTGTGATAATCCTCAAAAATAATTACATTTTTTGTTAGATCGCCAGCGCTGGAGTTGCGCGCCTTCCTCTCGATATCGAGTCGGCACCAGGAAAAGTGGTGCATAAATCCAGTCATTAAAGCCACATTTGAGCAGTTAATTGTGCGAGTTGGATCAACATAATAGGCATAATTGCACCGCAAAACAGCCGTTTCTGGGCCAAGTTGGTGGATAAATGGTACAAAGTATCCTTCCTCCCTACCAAAACGCCACGTTGGCCGCCTAAAATACGTATAAATCGAACATACACTACCCTCCGCACCGCTATTTAAATATTCCTGCTTTAAATATGGGAAGTTTGTGTAAAACTCGTCGCAATCCATGTGGAGGAAGTGAGTGCAACCCTGGCGACGTGCTTCTTCCAATCCAATGCTCCGTTTCATTCGCTCATTTTCCTGTGGAGGAATAGACGACGGTGCAAACGGTAATAAAATAACTTCCTTTCCAAAGTCGGCAAGATTCATGTGTGGAATCGGATCGAATACCTCGCCAAGGTTGCTCACCGTCTGGTAAACAATAATAAAAAGGTCGACTCCATCCTTTACCGACTCCATGGATCCACGAAGCAGCTCCACGCCGTCCCAAACATTATAGATTGCGGCTAATTTCATAACTAAATTATTGAATATTCTTTACTGATATCATCGATAACAGTTCGCACATCGATGTGGTTGCTGAGCATAGTGGCCCAGGCAGCAGGGCCAGTGAGTTCAATTTTATACTTAAATAAATCGAATAGCTCACGCACACGGTAATCGCCAGCGCCTGTAGGCTCGGAATCATGTATTACAATAATCTTTGCAGCGTCTTTATACTTCAATAAATCAACTTTGCGGCGTTCCCCTGGCGCGTGGTCGAGGAATAGTACTCCAACATCCTGGTAATTCAAATCGTCCCAGCTCGATATTACGGTGGCGCCAGTGATGGCCGCCCACTCTGCGTTGCTATCAAACGAAAAGAACAGTCGTCCACTATCCTTGCAATGCTGGCGAAGGAACGGAGTTGATCCGTTACCGCTTCCGAATTCCACAACGTCTCCGTCGATAAGTTTTAGTGCTTCCCAAAGGAGGACACGATGGTTCGACATATTGTCGATGTCTTTTAAAAATTCTTCTTTTTTCATTATAGGAAATCGGGAAGGCGCCCGAACGCTTTTAAGATTACTTCTTTAATTTTATCGATATGCTGCTCTGGATTGCGGGGACCGTGGAAATCTATCAAGGTAGATGGCCAGAAGTTTAAGTCGGCCCGATCCATTCTTCCCTTGGGGAGGAAGCTCCTCGGCTCAATACCGCGCACCACTTTTTCAACAGGTAATTGGTTGAGGCGCTCCGTGATAATATCCTGATCAACAACCCACCACGCGTCCTTAAAGGCCGAGGAGGCGTTACTAACCTCAAGGTCCCGCATCATTGCTTCCTTTACAGTAAACAAATGAATACTCATAACCTGCCGCCATTTTTTTGCACTCATGGCAATATAGCAGATTGGTGCGTGTTGATAGTTGGTAAGGTCCCAACCGAACGAGGTTATTTTATCTGGATCAGGATGCCAATAATCACTCAACGGAATCATATCGGCGTCACTGGTCATGATCAGGTCGTCGTCCTCAAAGCGCGATGTATCTGCTGCAGCATAAAGCCTTATGCACTGCGTGATGGTTTCCTCTCGGTATGTTTCCTGTGGAAACGGACGGAGGCAAATAGCGGTCCAACCGAACTGAGCCCAAGCCCAAGTTACGAGTTTAACATACCACTCATAATCGGAGTTCCCATTGCTGGAAATTATAACGTATTTTTTCATTGATGGTGCCAGTAAAAAATGTTTGGGAATTTCTGTTCAATAGGCTGGTACTTCCAGTTCTCTTGATCGAAGCGTTGGAAGAATCGCAGCACCTCCATCTAAACTACTCCTGCAGAACCAATATGTCGGCAGGTGAGGTTAGACTCCCAGAGGCGAGGATCTACCTGTGGTGGTATAACCTGGCAGGCAGAGTATTGGTGCAACGCACGGCAGCCACTACCTTGGAAAGCATGCATCATCAAGCTGGGAGATAAAAGTGGAAGAATCTTATTAAGGAAATCCTGATCACTTCCACGGCGCGATAAATCTTTTCCTTTTATCATATCCTCCCACGTGTAATAATCGGTCACCGCTTTAAAAGTGGAAGAATCAAAACCAACCATGCCTCCCATTAGTCCACCATGTGCTGGGTTGTCATTCATTGCGTGGAAGAAGCAGTCTCTGCTCTCCAACCACTCCTGCACGGCCTGTGCTTCCTTATACGTGGTGAGCGCATCGGTATCGCGGCATAGGATATGCGAGACGTCGATGGTGAATAACGGCTTCATTCGCCAGAGCATACCCTCGCAAAGTGGGGGAGTGATTCTATTGATATGCAAGTCGAGGTTGTTATATGAAACTAACCAATCGAACAGCTCTTTATATTTTTCATAAACAACAAAGTCCACCTCCAGGTGCGTACGCCAATCGGGATAGATTAAGTTATTCATTCGGGCATTGAAGTAGAAGCCTCTCACGTAGGCATCCATTTCAAAGGGTTGTGCACCTCCATCAAAGAGGGCATAGCATATTAGTTTACTCATGACATTATTTCGTTAAAAATTTGTGTTTCGATTTCAGTTCCTTTGGGAGAGCAGAAGTAGTGGTATATTACCTCATCAATTACGTGCTCACTGGTAAGTGCTCCCGCGCGCATGATATCTTCACTCCAATTGCCATCCTCTCCCACGGTGATTTCTTTGAATTTAAACTGCTTAGCAATGCTCAGCTTGATAGCATTGAGGTGGTTAGGGCAACGGTAATAGTAGTTATCATCTTCCCACCACTCTTTGCATGCCAGGTTGTGGAGGAATGGCTTCCCCTTTTTAGTTCCCCAATAGATGGAGCCAATTAAGGTACCACAGTCTTTTCCACTGTTGGCCACTTCCATTTGGCGGGCGACGTAGTTCTTACCAGGGAGGTCGTCGGAATCAATAAAAGCGATATACTCGGCGCCCATAAGTTCAGCTTTATCTAATAACGAATTACGTTTATAACCAGTAGTTAGCTGAGAATCTAATCCATTAGCAGGTTCACTTCTTGCAATTATCACAATAACGTCATTTGGGTTCTCAAGCTTCTTAAATTGGAATTTTAATGCTTCTTTTAGTCTCTCAAGTTGAGGCTCACGATCTGGGGTGGTTGGGATAAGTATTGCAAGTTTCATTTAACTGAGCGGTTTTTAAATTGATCGAAAGGAGTCGGTCCTTCCCATCCAGTGAAAAAATTGTTATTAAGGCGATGGAAGTAAAGCTTGGTATCATGATCAGTGGCGAGTGAGTTATGCTGGTACGTTTCATCATTGGGACGAGGTGAACTGCTTGGGTGCTGGTGGGTGAACATTTTAACACCAGCGAAGTAGTGATGGCAGCCGCGAAGGATAGCCACGTAATATGCCTCTGCATCGCAGGAGAAGGACTTGTACTCTGGATAGTAGATATACCCATCGCGATCATAGTACTCGCGACCGATGATGCTCATGGTAGCCAGCGCTTCACCAACTACCCCATCATCGAAATGAGCGAAGAAGTCAGTTGATCCTTGCCAGCGCTCCGTAACTAAACGGATTAACTCTGGTCCCCAATTTTGCATGGTGAACTTCATATCGTCGCTCATGTTAACAAGGATATCCCATGGCTTTATATCTGGATGATCCATGCCGCGATTAATAGCACCTATCTTAGATGTACGTGGAGCAATATCCACTGGAGTTTTTTTGTGATTAGCATAGTACGCGCATATATCTTTCATTGAATGATCATCTTCATCAACACTTAATAACATCTGATAATTTACATCACCAATAGTTGTAGCTATATTATAAGATGCGGCCATGAAATACTCAGGACGGCCATGCGTGGCGAATTTGATTAAGATATTCATAATGGTTTGATAAATATTGCTGTTCTCCAATCGGAGTGATTAGGTTGCTGATGTACGGTGCACTCCCACCCTTGGAGATGGCACTCGATATTGGTGCAGTCAAAGCCTCCAGTCTCTTTCCAATTGTCAATAATCAATACTCCTCCTGGCTTTAAAAATTGGGTGCTATAAATGGCGCACTCCTCGCGGTGCTCACCATCGACAATGATGCAATCATAATTACCCCATCCCTCGACCATTGCGATATAAGAATCCTTTTGAGGCTCGTATATTGCTTTCATTGCATTGGCCCACATTCCATTGGATTCGACGCTCTTTAAGAATTCGCAGTTAACTCTCCACCATAAGGTAGAATAACCGCATCCATATTCAAATACTCTCCACATACGAGTATCCATTTTTTTAAGCCACTTAAGAGCAGGTAATGTATACCACGGCATTATCAGGTAGGTATCTGTGTCGGTGAATTGCCAGTGACGGTTTGCTTCCTGTATCATGATTGAAAAACTTTAAAAGGAGAAGTCCATCCGTGCTCTGCAGCTCGGCGATTATATATTTCACGGCCTTGCTCAAAGTTTGCTTCATTGCGCTGGTAAGTCTGGTCCATTTCAAGGCGCTTATGTACAAAGGTTAAGTCGGGAGCATTGATAATGTACGGTTGAGTTACCATATACAAGTCGCAGTCGCACCATTGGCTTTTATATTCTGGATAAAAGAAATAGTTCAAGTGATTATATAAAGTTGAACTCATTATTGGAATAGTGAGCACCAAGTTTTCAAATGGCTGGAAGCCATCATCAACCCTGAGCATCCACATATCACTTATTGATAAGCGTGATATAATCTCCTGGTCCCAATTTATAGGGCAATGGAAATCGTCACTGAGATATATTCTTATGTCACCTGTGGCATAATGAGCAGCCACATTGGTGGCCTCCACCAAACTGTTATTATTATTGACAATGAGTTTAGTGCCAAAAAAGAAAAGCTCGTGGTATAACTGCTTCTCAAAATCATCGTCGCTCTCATCGATGCTTAGAATATGCTCGATGGCAATTTCCTTACTTGCACGATCGAGCCAGAGGTCGAGTGTCTCGCGCGCTTGCTTAGCACGACCACGCGATGGATGGATGAGTGATATTTTCATAGTTAGATTTTACGACGGAAGATTAATCGAGTAATTTCATGCTCAAAAAATACTGTCTTGCCCTGGTCCTCCAAGGTATATTCCCAGCGATTTTGTTTTTCATTGAACTGGCGAGTTCTTACTCGTGTGCGTATGTGCTTATCACCTCCACATTCGCAGATTTCGGCAACGCTAAATTTGGCTTTTGGTACTTTTGTGTTAGAGTTCATTTCTTAGGGTGGTATAAAATTTAAAAGTTGTTTCGTCTACATTGGCCTGCAGGAATCCATTGTCAGGAGTATCGAATCGGTGGAGTCGGGTGGTATGACCATGGCCTCCACTCAAACCAATGCCGTGCTTAATTCCTAAACTGATATGTCGCGAAGGATGGAACACATGGCCCTTGCAAACTCTCCAAAGGTGGAGGTCGGTATATGGTTCATCATCGGGGCACCAGTCGAATTGAAGCCCTGGTTTAATCATAGTATTCATTGCACTTGCTCGGTCCTCGTGGTGCATAGTGAAATATGCCTGTAGCTTCAAGTGGTAATAGATAGTATAATTGGTCCCAAAAATATCAGGCTTGCCATGCTCTACCCATTTGGTTAGCATATATTCGAAGTAATCAGGAGCATAGTAATCGTCGTCCTCGATAAGGAAGATTACATCGAAATCCTGGCCATAAAAACTATTATATAAAAGTCGATACCTTCTGGTTATATCGCAAGCATCAGACTTGGGAGGAAAATCGGCCACTCTAATTTCCTGTGGTTTGACAGTTTGCAAGTCAATCATTCGGACGCAGTTCTCAAATAGCTGAGGACGATCGCCACGGGTGGGAATTATTACTGCAAATTTTATGTCGGATATATTACTCATTGCTTATAAAAAATATGGACACCTCCACCCCCTCCATCATAGAGCAATCCAGTCTATTTCGGTTAGAAATAAAAGGCAATGAGAGAAGGGAAGTGGCGGTGCCTATATTAGTCATGACTGGATTGCACAGCAAACCTAAATGGTGATTTCAAATTAAAAATTATTTGTACCGCTTAAAGGGAAAATTTAAACGAACGGTGATGTTTCGCCTCAATTTTGTGACTTTAAGGGATCAATTAAACCATCACAAAAATGAGCAGCACAACCGTCGGAACTGAAAGAGTAGGAAAGATTGTTGGATACGGAATAACTAAGGGGAACTTTAGCAACTCCACTCCAAACCTTCCACAACGTATTGCTATCCTTGCAGAGGCCAACGAGGCCAACCAGGCAACAGTTGACTTTACCGTGCCGACCGAAATCACAAGTGCCCAGCAAGCTGGAACTGTATTTGGATTCGGCTCACCTGTATATCAAATCGCACGTATCTTAAAGCCTATCAGCGGCAACGGAACTGGCGGCATTCCAATATTTGTTTATCCCCAGGCAAAGGCCGTGGGAGCTACATCAAAGAAGTGGAGAATTACTCCAGCAGGAACCGCAACAGGTAATGCGACGCACACGGTAATCGTTGGAGGTCGTACCTCTCTCGATGGTCAAAGTTACGATATCAATATCGTGAGCGGCGACACCGTTTCAATTATCAGCGGTAAGATTCAAGACGCTATCAATGCGGTCATTGGATGTCCTTTGTCAGGATCCTCTTTTGGATATGATGTTGACTTAGAAAGTAAATGGAAAGGTTTAACTGCAAACGGAATCACCGTTTCTGTTAATACCAACAGCAACGCCGTGGGTATCTCTTACACAGTTACCAGCGTGCAAACTGCTGCAGGAACGCCAAGCATCAGCGCATCACTTGCCTTGTTTGGTAACACCTGGAATACGATTGTGGTAAACTCATACGGTACCGAATCAAGCACCGTGAGTTTATTGAATGCATTTAACGGTATACCATCAGCATCGAACCCAACGGGACGATTTGTTGGTACGCTAATGAAGCCAATCATTGCCGTAACAGGTAGCGTGGCTGATAATGAAGCAACCTTCACTGACGCCCTTTTAAATGATGTTACCATCGCCATCGCTCCTGCTCCTTTGAGTAAAGGATTGGCAATGGAAGCGGCTGCGAATATGACCGTATTATTTGCCCGTCAGGCGCAGGATAATCCACACTTGGATGTATCAGGTAGTGCTTACCCAGACATGCCAACACCAGACTCTATTGGTACCATGTCGGCCTATGACTCCCGCGATACATACGTTAAGAAAGGTTGCACAACAGTTGACCTTGTTAATGGTAAATATCAAGTGGAGGACTTTGTCACCACCTACCATCCTACAGTAGAATTGCCTCCGCAATTCCGTTACTGCAGAAACTTGATGCTTGACTTCAACATTCGTTTTGCTTACTACTTACTTGAGCAAATCAATGTGATCAACCATGCGATTGCTGCGGACCAGGATATCGTAAGTGCGGTGGATGTAATCAAGCCAAAGCAATGGAAACAGCTCGTTGGTAAAATGTTCGACGATTTAGCAAACCGTGGTTTGATTGCCGATGTGCCATTCTCACAGGATTCATTAGTGGTAAATATCAGCACAACTAATCCAGATCGTTTTGAGACGTTTTACAGATACAAGCGCACAGGGTTTGTGCGTATCGCTTCAACAACTGCTGAAGCAGGTTTTAATTTCGGTAACTAATAATCAAAATATACAATGGCAACAGGAGGCGATTTAATTGAGTTCACATATAACCATCCCACAGTTGGGACTGGAGTATTTTATGCAAAGGCTGGCGAGGATAGTACCTTCGACTTAGGAGGTCTGCGCGCTGGTGATGACTCTGCGTCCGTGGACGGAGGTGGCAACAATATTAAAATATTAAACCGCGTCCGCTGGTCCGTTGAGGGTACAATCTCATGGGATATGAATAACAAGGGTGAGTTGGAAAAACTCGTGGCCCTTGCCTCCGATCCTGTAGATGCAGACTGGACCATTACCCACGTAAACGGTATCGTTTATGGAGGCTCTGGATCACCAGTTGGTGACTTACAAGGAGAAGGAAACAAAGCCACTTCTAAGATTAAAATCTCAGGTGGTGGATCATTAAAGAAAGTTTAATTTATAAATATATATGAGCAGCACCAAAGTAGCAATCGAGGTGGCGAAGTCCGACATAAACGCCTGGTTAGATTACAAAAAAATCACGGACAAAAAACGTGAGTCTTACGAGACAAACATTGAAACGCTAACAGACGCCGTTGTCGATGGATATTTAGTTTATAATAAAAGTGATAATACACTGGATCATAAATTAAAGTTTTCTTTTGGAGCGGAGATTACGGTTGATTCATTGACCTATTCACCGAGATTAAATATGCAACGATTGAAGCCCTATTTAAATGGGGTGAAATCTACAGATGCAGATGGTAGAATTACTGCATACATCTGTGCATTGACAGGAAAGGCCAGAGGAATTATTGAGCAATTAGACTCGGAGGATTTAACCATCGCTCAGGCAGTTGCAATTTTTTTTCTTTAGGAGAAACAGACGGGAATGGAGAATATGTAGACAGCGTTGGAAATATTATTAAAACTGTAGTAAGAGAGCATCACTTCCCGCCATCGGTAATTGATGCTTTTTTTTTGGATGATATAGACTATGATGGAATATTATATTGGTATAATGACATCCTCGAAGTAACAGAGGAGCTAAAAAGTAAAGATAAACAATAGCATGGCAGCTTTCACCATCCCCACGATATTCACCGCCGTTGACAAGTTCAGTGGTCCGCTCCGTGCCATGGGGAATGGCGTGCATGCATTTGCCACCAAGGCAGAGTCAGCACTTGCCAGAAGCGAGCGTGCATTTCGTAGGCTAACACCCAGCATTGGAAGTGTGGGACGCGACTTAATAAATATGGCTGGCGCCGTTTCGGTTGCTGCCGTTGGTGCCTTCGCCACTTCCTCCATAATGGATTACGAAACAGAACTTGCAAACTTGCGAGCGGTAACTGGTGCCAGTGGAAAAGAGTTTGATGTTTTCAAAGGGAAGATTCAACAGGTAGCTTCCATCACCAAAAAAAGCTCTGTAGAAGTTGCGCAGGCATTTACCGCCATCGCCAATAACCAACCCGAACTATTGAAGGATGCAGAGGCGCTGGCAATGGTTACTCAATCGAGTATTATGCTGGCCCAGGCGGCACGTATTGAGTTACAACCCGCAGGCGAAGCACTCACCGTTATTTTAAATCAATTTGGAAAGGGCGCCAAGGATGCTGCCAGAACAATCGACATGCTTGCTGCAGGATCGGTTGCGGGATCCAGTGAGATTCGGGACACCGCAGATGCCATCCAGCAGTTTGGAGTCGTGGCTGCAAATGCTGGCGTTAAGATAAACGAAAGTGTGGCATTGATAGAACTCGGCTCTAAGTTCCAAAAAGGAATTGAGGCGGGAGTTAAGTTTAGAAATATACTCCTCACCATGAGTGCTATCAAGGTGCAGGATCCAAAAGCCCTCGCCGACTTACAAAGGCTCGGAGTGAATATGGATATCGTACAGAACTCTGCGCTTCCTTTGGCTGATAGGCTTAAGGAAATGTCAAAAATCAGTAAAGACAACGGAGCTATTTTCCACGTATTTGGTAAGGAGAACCAGGCCATGGCCACGGGTATATTGAACACCGCCGACAACTTCCAGACGATGCTCGACGCGGTCAATACCACGGGCATGGCAACAAAGATGGCCGCAGATAACAATAACACTCTTGCGATAAGATTACAACAGGCCAAGGCCGCGTTTGTGAATATGCTTACTGCAAGTGATAGCGCTTCGAGTGGACTAACCACCGCAAAAAACGTGGTTGGATTTGTGGCCGACAACATGGAGACATTGCTCTCGATCATTACCAAGGTCCTTATCGCCTTTGCCCTTTGGAAGGCGGCAATGATTACCACCAGCCTTGCTCTCGGTCTTTACAATGTCGCCATTGGTATCAGCGGAGCTCTAACAGGAGTTGCAAGTGTGGCCATCGGTAAGAGTACCATTGCCATGAATGCATACAAGGTAGCCACTTGGCTCGTAACAGCCGCACAGTGGCTTTGGAATGCTGCCATGAGTGCAAACCCTATTGGGTTAATCATTATTGGCATAGCGGCCCTTATAGCGCTCGTCGCTGCGGTAATTGTAAAATGGAATGAATGGGGGGCAGCAATTGCGGTCCTGCTCGGTCCATTTGGATTTTTACTAAGTTTAATCCAGGCCTTCCGACGGAACTGGGAAATGATAAAAAAGGCATTTACTGAAGGCGGTATTTTGAAAGGCATCATGGCAATTGGAGCCACCATCATTGATGCAATACTTATGCCTCTGCAGGCGGTCCTTAAATTGGTGGCCAAAGTAACTGGCGCCAAGTGGGCGCAAAGTGCAGTGGATAGCTTGCAAGGATTCCGTGAAAAATTGGGAGTGAATTTAACAACAGATGAAGGAGGTAATCCAATTGTAAATCCAGAGGCAGTCAAGCAAACAGCAATGCAAAATATTGTGCGTGAGAATACTAACAATGCCCGCGTGCAATTAGAT